GGTGATATCACACTTGATTGGGATACTATTACGCTTGATACAACATACACAGATTTTTATTTAGAGGATTTTATTGGTACTAAATTATCAGACATATCTAAAGTTCAATTTATGTATGATATTGAAGTATTTTTCGCATATAATTTATTGTCGATGCTTGAGCATAATAAATTTTTCACTAGTCAGTCAATAAGCCAATTTGAACAAAACGTATTAAATCGTGCAATATATATTGCTGTACAACTTTTAAATGAAGGTGGAATAGCTCCAGTTGTCACATCATATTTCACAGCAGACACAACTAATTTCACAGCAGACACAACTAATTACACTGCTGATAACCATTCAATATAAATATAACCATGGCATTACAAACAATTAATATTGGTACAGTTGCAAATGATGGTACAGGTGATACCATTCGCGACGCTTTTGATAAAACCAACGATAACTTTCTTGATATAATTTCTATTTCGTTAATAGCTGGAGAAGATTTAGTTGCTGGTGATGTAGTATATGTTAAATCAGACGGTAAATTCTGGAAAACCGATGCATCTGCAGAAGCCACTGCAGGTCCTGTTCTAATAGGGATTGTTACGACAGGCGCATTGACAGGAAATAGTGCGGTGGTGCAAATATCTGGAAATTATACAACCGTCGGTTTAACTGTAGGCAGTATATATTATCTTAGTATAGTTGGTGGACAAATGACAGCTACTGCACCATCTGCAGTCGGTGAAATTGTTCGTCCAATTGGATACGCTACTTCATCAACAAATTTTGTAATAAAACCTGATATTACATATATTGAAGTTGGTGATGGATCGGATCCTGTTACTATTAATAAACAAACTGGAACAGCATATTCTCTTATTTTAAGTGATGCTGGTAAATTAATTGAAATGGAAAATGGAGCAGCCAATGTTCTTACAATTCCATTAAATTCTTCAATTGCATTCCCTGTTGGAACTACTATTAATATTGAACAAACTGGTGCTGGATCAACTACAATACGTGGAGATGTTGCAAGTGGAGAAGCAGTAAAAATCAATGGTACCGATGAAGCCGGCGGAGGTGAATCTGATGTTGTATCACAGGGTCAATGGAAAGGCATGGTTGCATATCAACGAGCTGCTGATGAATGGGTTGTTAATGGCGGAGCATAATTTATGAGATTAGCATTTGGTATAGTTAATCAAGGCTCTGCAGGCCTTTTAGAGAATATAATTGGTTCTTGGAAAATGGACGAGGCTTCTGGAAATTTAATTGACGAAGTCTCAGCCCAATCAATTACTGCTGGTGCAGGTTGGACGTATTCACAAACAGGACCTAATACTTCTTATGTGCCTTATACTGAGAGTTGGTCTGTTCCGGATGGAGCTAGCTATCCATGGACCTCTTACTCAGGAGCTAGTAAGTCTGGATTTACTGGAGTCTCTGATGGCAATAGTAGAGCTATTATAAGAGAAGACTTTGATGCATCTTTCTTAAATAAAACCGTACGAATAACCTTCGATGTAGATCAATTAACAGCCGGAACTCTTCGATTTTTATTTGATGAAGAAAATGACTGGACTGGAAGTGGAACAACTGTTGGAACATTAAGCAATTTAGTTGGAGGAGTAGATAATTCAAACGTATTTGATATTATAGCAACAGGCTCGGTATCAGTTGATGTTACTTTTCCTGCCTCATTAACATTCGACAAACTTAAACCAAAGTTCATCTTTAATGAAGCAAGTGCTACAGTAGAAGTATCTAATTTCAATATGGTTATAGTGGATGAAGCCAATTTAGCAATAGATGTTTCAAATAGAATAGAAACTCCTATTAGTGTTGGCGGATATACTGAATTTTCTACACAACAATGGTTTAATATTCCATCATATATAAACGCCAATTCATTATGGTGCTGTGATACTGCAGTTAGAGGATTTACAGTATATTGGAATAGCGATCCTACATTAGGACATGCTTACGATGGTGGAAACTTCCAAAAATTTACAGGTTTAGTTGGACCAACAGATGCATCTGGTTGGCATAATTTAATTACCAATGTTTATAATTCAGGTTCCGATTTGGTTATAGAAGTTTCCTTAGATGGAGGCACATTTTATTCTAGAACAATTTCTTCAGCATCAATTGCTACACACTGTGATGGTACCATTACGTTAAATTCGGCTGATTCAAATGGTAACCAGTATAATCAATCTGGACTATATGGACCTTTTCATGTATGGAATAAACGCCGATCGGTTAGTCAAGTAGCTGAATTACAAACTAAATTTTACGACGACTTTACATAATATGGCATTTACAAAAATTAATGGTGTTTCATGGAAAGGATTTTCTGTTTATAATTTGTATCCTAAAAAGGTTGCAACTATAGAAAGAACAGGTGATCCTACCGCTGGATTTGGTTTATTCAATGTTAAGTTATACGGGGCGTTAGGTGATGATGCTACTGATGATACCGATGCGATTAGAAATGCTATATCTGCAGCTAATTCATTTGTTGATAATAATCCAGGTAATGTAGCTACCATATATTTCCCAACTGGTACATATAAAGCTAGTATAAAATCGGGTGATTCGAATTGGTTAACATCTACACCAGGTTGTTTTGTACTAGATCATGATGATATTAAATTTTTAGGTGATGGTCCTGATAATTCTATCATATCATTTTTAGCAGTTGACTTTACAGATCCAGAAACTAATTGGTATGTAAATGGTTCTGGTAATGGTAGCGATAGAATTAGAAGAGGTGGCGGATTTCATATTTCGGGATTTTTAGAAAATATACAATTTGATAGTATTAGAGTTACAGGGAATGCTAATGCGACGGGGGATGCGTCGAATGGTGGTGTAAATTATGCATGTGAAATTATAGTTGATGATGTTATAGAAAGCACAAATCATGGATTGGCTAATGGAACAATTTTAAGATTTGGTAATACTGCACCAACCGAAGTTAATGATGGTACTACACCATTTTATGTTATTAATGCATTAACTGATACGTTTCAAGTATCTACATCTGAAGGAGGAGAAGTTCAAACATTGACTGATCCGGGTATAACGTTTTATGCAACAGATGGAGATGGTTGGGATTGGCATCATAAAGCTATATTCTCAGCAGGTTGTGATGTTAATTCACCATTAAGAATTCAAAATTGTATTTTTGATCGCTGGAGAGGAGAAATCATTCACCAAGGTGGTGATTCTGCAGTTCATGTCGTAATTACAAATTCAGTATTTGAATATTGTAATGGATCGATGATTTCTGTACCTAGTTTAGAAATGTCAAATTCAATTGTCCGTTATGGATATAATGGAATTGAGAATTTTGCTAGGACTTCAACTCATTTTATAACTATAGTTAATAATACATTTACATCAACAGCCAATGCAGATTATGCTGAATTTAACGCTATAGCAGTATTAAGTTTAGCTAGTGCTGGAGCAACTAATATCTCAAATAATACTATTACCAATTGGCAGGTTGGAACATATTTAGCTGAATCAGCTGAAGATACTACTATAGATAATAACGAATATAATGAATGTGCGTCACCAATTAGAATGACTAATTTAAGTCTTTACGTTGATCCTGAATCTTATGATGATGTAACAGTTTCCAATAATGAATTTATAAGATCTGGTCCTTCAGGCGGTCAGGTAATTTATGTTCAGGTTGGAACAGATATTACAAATAAGAATTTCAAAATCCATGATAATACTTTAACGGGTAATTGGAATTTATTAATATCAGATAATCATAACGCAAGTGTTGCAAATAGAACCGGATATGAAATTTATAATAATGAATTACAAAGTTGCGTCGATGGTTCTACTACATTAGCATCGCAAGTAAAAGCACTTTGGTATAGTAATGATTGGGGTACACGATCCATTGAAGATAAAGCTGATATTTTTCCTATAGCATTAAACACATCGGGTGAATATGAATGGGAACCTGAAGATGATTATATTAAATTAAATAATTATGTTTCAGCAAATTTACCTATTCAATTAGATCCGACAATTGTCGCGTCGATGGATGTATTACCTGAAGGTTTTACTACCACAATTAAAGCAGGTGGATCACATAGTATGGACATTCAAGCTGATGCCAGCTGGAATACTTTGATATCAGATATAACTTTAAATCCGGGCGATGAAGCCACATTCGTAAAAACATCTGATAAACTTGTGTATCAGATATAAATATATACATCTATGACTACAATTGCAACAACCAAATTTAAAACTGCTGCTGCAGCAGCCTTCATTGATTCTATTGAGAATGCTCACCAAATTTTATACTCATTCATTGGTAAATCAGATCCATGGAATGAAGTATTGGGAGAATCGACTGAAGATATATCTTTAATGACGGCCAATAATAATCAAGAAGATATGTATGACGCAGATCAACATATTATTGCATTAAAGAAAATTAATGCTACTGATGTATGTCATGTTATTCCTCGTTATAATTGGGGTTATGGACAAACATATACTGCATGGGATGATTCGGCAACGGATTTATACACAAATTCAGTAACACCATTCTTCGTGGTTAATTCAAATTTGGATGTGTACATGTGCCTTAAAGCGGGTGATGCTGGATCTACTGTAGAACCAACACACATTCCAACATTTGATTCTGATGGAGAGTTCGAAGAAGATACTGCCGGAAATCCACTTGATCCAACTGAATATTCTGATGGATATACCTGGAAATATATGTATAATGTAACATCTCTTGAGGGTAATTTTGTTACTGATTCATATGTACCAGTTAGAAAATGGGATGCAGTTATAACAGGAATGGATGATGAAGATGAATTTAATTATAATGTTCAATACGCGTCCAATCAAGTAACAGGTCAAATCTATAATATCGTTGTTACTGATGGTGGAACTGGATATACATCAGCACCTACAGTAACTATTACAGGAAATGGTACGGGTGCAACAGCAACAGCAACAGTAGTTGGAGGAGCTGTTACTGCGATTGAAGTAACTGATATTGGTGCAAATTATACAAATGGCTATGTAACTATTTCGGGTGGTGGAGGTTCTGGTGCAGAAGCGCATTTAGTCCTTACGCCAAAGAACGGCCATGGCTTCGACCCAGTAAGCCAACTTGGTTCTTATTACGTTGCTATTTCGAGTATATTAGAAAACGATGGAACTTCATTAGACTTTTCAGATTTGGATACACGTTTTAGACAACTTGGTATTATTAAAGATCCTTATTCAAGTGGTTCGCCCGCAACAGACGAAACATTAAGTGGATCCACTATCGTTCCTATTCAGATGAAAAGTGGTACACCATTTACAGTTGGTAATATATTAATTGACCAATCAGGAAGCCAAGCATATATTGATGCTGTAATAGTACAAGATCAAACCGGTGCAACAGGTGTTGATGATGATATTTATCATGTTCATATTCATCAAAATGATAAAACTGGATATGATACAACATGGGTTGGTCCATTTACAGAATCAAATGGTGTTAATCTTACTGCAGCAACCGGAACATTATCTGAATCTACAATAATTGATTCTGAATATGATCATCACTCTGGTGAAATTTTACTATTAGAAAATCGGACTGTTGTTGCTAGGCATGCATCACAAACTGAAGACATTCGTTTTGTTATTGAATTCTAAATAAATAAATTTATGATTACTACACAATCTCAGGAACCTTATTTTGACGATTTTGATAAAACGAAAAATTATTTTCGTGTATTATTTCGTCCTGGTTATTCAGCACAAGTAAGAGAACTAAATCAATTACAATCAGCATTACAAAATCAAATTGATACGTTTGGCAGTGCCATATTAAAAAATGGTGCAAGGGTATTGGGTGATGCTCCTAAGTTTGATAATCGAGTATCATATGTTAAGATAAAGGAGAATAGCGCTGTTGATTACTTGGAAAAGGATTCAGATGGTAATTATGTATTTGTTGGTAAGACATTAAGAGGTACTGCTAATGGTGCTGAAGATACTGACGTTGGAAATGTTACTGCTACCATTCTAAATATTACACCTCCTACATATGATGATTCTGGGCTTGAAACAGATCCTTTAACATTCTTTGTCCAATATCTTAAATCAGGTGGTATAACTAATGCTGATGATGAAGGTGTTGTCGCTGCATTTAGAGCAGATGAAACTTTGGTTACTGATGATGAGGATGAAATTGAAGTAGTGGTAGAATCTACTGAAACTGATTCCCTAGGCAATACGATATATCCAACTGGTTTTGGTTCTCGAGCATATGTACCAGAAGCAATTTATTTTGTAAATGGTTGTTTTGTACATGCGCCTGCAGAATCAATTATTACTTCAAAGTATGTAATTAATCCTTTTGTTCGTGTAATTTATAAAATTAATGAAAATATTATTACATCTGCAGATGATGTATCCTTATTAGATAATTCGTTAAATACGCCTAACGCAGGTGCACCAGGTGCTCATCGATATCAGATTGATTTAGAATTAGCTTTAGACAATTACCGTGAAAGCGATGCTAGAGTTTCTGAATATATAAATGTATTAATAATTGAAAATGGCTTAGTTAAAACAAAAGATATAAGCGAATATTCAGATTTAGATAATACTATTGCCAAACGCACGTACGAAGAATCAGGTAACTATTGGCTTAAACCTTTTGATTTAAAAATAAAGGAGCTATATAAAGATACAACATCATTGGATTCAGATTATCATGATGGCTTATATACTGAAGATCAATTGAATAATATTTATTATGAAGAAATTTCTTCAGGTGAATCGGCAATTGATTATGGCCAAGACCGCTTGGGTTTATATGTAGGTAGACGTGGGTCGACTGCTTATGTTCAAGGTCGTCGAATTGAATTTAACGATGAGCATTTAGTCACTTTAGAAAAGGCACGAACATATAATGCTGAAACTTCAATAGCAACATATTCGCGTGTTGGTAATTATATCGTTATCGATTATGGTGCAATACCTACAGCTGGTCCGGATTTATTACCTAGTATCAAATATGAAAATATCAATTTACATAAGGCTGACACTACTTTAATTGGTACTGCATATGTACGTAATATAGAATATCATGATGCTAATCAGCTTAAAGTATATCTAGCCAATATTTCATTGACCTCTGATACTTTTGCTGATGTTGATTATATTGAAACAAGTGGAGGTTTTAGCGCATCATTAAATACCAGCGAATTATTTGAGGCAGGTTTTAATTCATACGTATTTAAGCTTCCGAGCAATGTTACGCGGGAAGTAGAAAATGTTGAATATTATATTCGTGCTGAAAATACACAAACAATTCCATTAAGTAATACTTATACATGGGTTTTAACTGGCAATGATTCATTCATTAGTAGTAATGTTAATGATTATCCAACACTCGAATCCGATTCACATGGTTTAATATATCCTACTACAGTTTCATTAAGCTTGGATCAAAAAACCGCGACGCTATTATATGCTCAAACATTAAATGGTTCAACTACGGTTATTAGTAATGTTCGACGTTCAACTTCTGGGGGCCCGGGAAAATCTAAAACTAGAAAAACCGGATCATATATTGTAACAAGTTCCAACAAAACAGTTGGTCAATCTGATCAATTAAATAGAGTTGATATCATATCAATTACTGGTGTATATACGTCTGGTTCCGATTCAGCTACACCAAATTCTAGTGATACTAATATTACAAGCAGTTATGTATTAGACAATGGGCAACGGGATAGTTATTACGATTATGGTAGTATTCGATTATTAAATGATAAGCCAATTCCAACAGGGCAAATACTAGTTGAATATGAATATTATGAGCATACTGGATCGGGTGATTATTTTGCAACCAATTCATATATTGATTTGGACACAGCAATTGATGCAGCTGAATATGATTTAATACCAACATATAATGGTGTTGAATTACGTGATAGCTTAGATTTTAGACCAACAATTATTGAAATTAACGCTGGCACAGGTGTAACGCTATCAAGATATCCAAATATTACATTAGATTTGGAATATTTCTTACCTCGTTATGATAAGGTATATTTAACACAAAATGGAAAGGTTGGTATTAAATATGGGGTTCCTTCATTAAATCCAACTATTCCTGCAGATATTCCTGAAACAATGACGCTATATACATTAAAGGTAGATGCATATACCTTTTCTAAGAGTAACGTAACATTAAATAGGCATGAACATCGTAGATATACGATGAGAGATATTGGTGAATTAGATAATCGATTAACCATTTTAGAAAATAAATATGAATTGCATCAATTAGAATTAGAAGCTTTATCACAACAATTATTAGATGATAACGGTGATGATGAATTTAAAAATGGTACTGTTGTAGATCCAATATTAGGACACATTGTGGGATCTACTGATTCATTGGATTATGCAGTATCATTTGATATTGATAATAATATTATATATCCACATTTTTACCAAAATAATGTTAAGTTATTATTTAATGCTGCTTCAGGTGAGTCTGTAAATTATAGACAAACAGGACCATTAGTTACATTAAACTATTATCAAATTCCACAAATTAAACAGGAGTTTGCTTCTTATTCAGAACGTATTAATACTTCGGAACTGATATACTGGCAAGGTGATCTTACATTGTCACCTGGTATTGACGAATGGTACGATACGACAACACTACCTGATATTCATCATGATGATCCGCACGGTGTTTATGATGGTATGGCTCATGAAGAGCTTCCCGAATTAATGTGGTGTTCACTTTGGGAAAGATGGGTAAATAAAACTACCCACGTTAAAGCAAAAACAAAAGGTGTGCGAAGAGGCGAAATAATATATTATACATCAAATGGTGGTAGAGATGTATCTCGTGCACTCGCTGAACACGAACATCATTATCATAATCCACATGATCATTCATTAGATGCGACACCGTATATAAGATCGCGGATGATTCATTTTACAGCTTCAGGGTTAAAGCCATATACACGCCATTGGTTATTTATTGATGACTTTAATGCAAGCGCATATGCAAGACAATCTAATGTTGCATTAACTAATTATTATGCAGATGATAGTGATCAACAAACTTATAAGGGATATACTTCTCATCCCGATGGTTCAACAAAATTAATTGCGGATGCTAATGGAGATATCCATGGTTCATTTATCATTCCAAATAATGATGAACATAAGATTGAAGCGGGAGATATAAATGTTGAATTGTTAGATACATCAAATGGTGTAGAAAATATTAGTTTTACAAATTCTATATATAGTGCTAATACATTTGATCGATCAAATGTGGATCGTAACATTAATAATACTCTTGAGGCCACTGAGGCAGCTGTGATTAATCCACCACTCAATGGTGCTGAAGAAACTATTCGTAATGGATTAGGATTGGATAATGATATTGTCCAATATGTAGCATTAGATGAAGGCTTGGGTTGGCCAATAATTATTAGCGATTTATATAATAGAGCTATAATTACACCAACTGCTGGAATTGGTATATATAATCATCATAATCATGTGCGATTGGGTATATCCAATCCTTTTAACAATACTCTTATTAATAGCACATTCGTAAATGATGTAGGAAATGCTAAAGTATAAAATATAATATAAATAGAATTATGAGCATTGAAATTTCAGAATTTGTTCGAACAAATGGCATCAGTAGAAGTTTAGAACCTTTTGCGCAATCATTTATTGTCCGCGAAGAAGGTGGCTTATTTGCTACATCTATCGATTTATTTTTTAAAGAAATTGGTTTAAGTTCAACCAGCGTACAGTTAGATATTCGAAAAGTTATAGACGATAAACCAGATGTTAGTGTATTACCGTTTGGTGTGAGTTCGCTATCTGCCAACAATGTAAACGTTTCTGATGACGGAACTGCTTCAACAACATTTTCGTTTCCGGCACCAGTTTATTTAGAACAAAATCAACAATATTGCTTTACCATAAAATCTACATCTACTGCTGCTAGATTATGGTTTGCCGCACTTGGATCGTATGATATATCAACAAATACTATTGTAACCAGATCTAGCAATGTGTCAAACTTGTATAGATCATCGGGTGAACAATGGGAAAAAGATTCTATTAACATTATTAAGTTTAATTTAAATCGTGCACGATTTGATACCGAGTCAGGTGGAAGTGTATTATTAAATGATAGTAATACGACATTAAGAATATTAGAAGATGATCCATTTGAAACAGTTAGCGGATCTGATATTGTTCGTATTAAATTACTTAATCATGGTTTCTTTGCCGCAGACGCTTCAGGGGTCGTTAATTCAAAGATGATATTTGCATTAGACACAAACAATAATATCGCTGATGATTTAAATGGAATTTCAAAAAACGCATTTTTAAATACCACACATGATGTATTAGATGTTGAAAGAGATTATTTTACTATTAGAGTAGCCACCAAGGCTACATCATCTGGAGTATGCGGTGATTTAGGTTGGCTATGTAAAACCAATGTATTGGTAAATGTATATCAACCTAATATTAATGCTAAAGAATTTCCTGATACTGATATAGATTGGCAAATTAAATTAACAGATGCTAAAACATTGAATGATGATAGTAAATTATTAAATATTGAGAATGAATATTCACAAACTACTATTAATGATACAAATTATACAATCACTCCAAAGGTTGTTTTAAATGCTGCTACTCATACATGTTCAAAGGCTAATGATGTTAATGACAAATCTGTATATCTAAAAGCTAATTTGAGCTCAAACAAAAATAATTTATCACCGGTAATTGATTTAGAAACCGCTTCATTACTTGGTATTAGTATGCGATTAAATAATCCTGCTGCTATCACTTCGCTGGAATTGACAAATGACCCAGCAGCCCCTGATACACAATTGCAATTTGCAGATGTTACAGGTGTATCCGTTGGAGATATTGTTAGAGGCCCTGAAATTCCAGAAGGCACTGTAGTAGATAGTATAAGCGCACCAAATCTTGAACTTAGTAATTCTGTAACCGGCGATATTCCAAGTGGAACTATTATAAGATTTATTCCGGTTACTGCAGGATATACATACAATCAAAATTACGGTGCAGGAACATTGCCTGAATATGGATCTGTATTATCAAAATACATTACAAAAAAGGTTGAAATGGACACGGCAGCTGATAAAGTATATGTTATGTTTGATTCGAATAGACCAAATGGGTCTTATATAGATGTGTATGTTAAATTGCAATCATCAATTGATGGTGCTACCGCTTTTGATGAATTGTCATGGACCAAAATTGAATTAGAAGGTGATATAGAATTCCCTGCATCAAATGGTCTTAACGAATGGAATCCCGTTAAATTTGTATATACACCTGATGAAGAGTTTACTGCCTTCGCTGTAAAGATAGAATTTAGATCAGAAAATTCGTCTAAGATTCCACGTATTCAAAATTTCAAATCTATTGCCGTTACATAATGTCAAAAATTGCTATAAAAGATCAACAATATTATATAAAGGACACTGAGTCACAAGCCATTGTTAATAATGATGTTGATAATTATAAAAGACGGAAAGCCAAGAAAAGAAAAAATTTAGAACGTGAAAATGAGATTAATCTTTTAAAAAATGAATTAGTCGAATTAAAGCATATACTTTCACAATTAATTAAAAAATAATGAGCGTATTACGTACAACAAAACTGGACACATTCGACACCTGGCGCAAAAATACAAATGTAGGATTGCGGGAAGTTGGTGATTTAACAAAATTAGATTCACTATTTCGCAATGTTACATTAAGGCTTAAGCCTACAACTATAAGTGGTGGTGGAGTTTTTGATGTAGGTGATGTTATAACTGGGACTATATCTGGTGCTACTGGGACAGTATTATCATTTAATAGTACTGACAGCACTGTTTTACTGACAAATATTACTGGTGAATTCTTAGATAGTAATACACAAAAGGATATGGTATATGTTGATGATCCTACAGGATTTACTGCAGGCGATAATGTTTCAGGTTCAACGTCTGGAATAACCGGAAAGGTATATGCAATATCTACCAGAAATAACTTAGTAATTGTATATGGTGCAGATGGTCAATTTTTGCCAAATGAAACCTTAGTTAATGATGATTCGTCTGGTGTAGGTGCAGTTATTAGCAGTGTTGTTGAAGATGGTTATACTGATACATATCGTGGTGAAAGAGCTGGAAATGGTTCAACAAGTTATGAAATTGAAACCGCTAATATTGATTTAGTAACATCTATTAATGAAATACTTAATGGGGATGTATTAGAATTTAATATTAACGGTGTATCTTTTTCAAATGATACGGATGATACGAAAATTATTTTTGGTTCATCACAATTACAATTAGAAGTATCTGACGCATCGGATTTAAATGATGGTGATACTGTTACACAGGAAATTTCATCTGGGACATATGTAATTGGTGAAATTGATGCTGGAGGAATTACTCTACAATCGGGTGATAATGATTTAGTAAGGTTAATCAATGTTATTGAAGCCAATGATGAAACTTTCCAAGTTACAGCAACTGGATTGCCTGGTAATTTATTAGATGTTACTTATGCTGAAATTAATACCGCAGGTGTAACTATTGAAGATGTACAATATCTAACCGATGATCCTCATCTTTCATATGTACAAAGTGAAAGCAAATACTATTTCTATGGCCCCACATACGGAAACGCAGAACTGGAAATTTATAATTTAACGGTTGGTAGAGATATTGTTGCCGGTAGAAATATTCGCGGCGGAAATAGATTAACCATGGCTGCAAGTGGAGGTGGTGTTCTTCAATCATTTGATGATAATACTGCAACAGGCGCTGATCTTTATTATGATGGTATTGCAAATTTAATGTATTTAAATAGAAATCTTAGTGCGCCGATTTATTATCCAGAATCTGGTACAACATACTATTTAGATTTAGATAATGCTGGAACGTCCTTAAACGCAGCTGGCACAATTAAAGGTACTTATTCAAGAGCTGAGATTTATTATCCAGAATCTGGTACAACATACTATTTAGATTTAGATAATTCCGGAACATCACTTAAGATTGCAGGTGTTATTGATGGAGATCTTAATGGTAAAGTATTTGTTAATGAATTGACAGACGACTTCGGACCATATTCGGCAATAAGGCCAGCTTGGATTGCAACAGACGGTTCAGATGGATATAGATATATAGAATCATGGACTGGTGGTATTGGTGCTGATTTTTACTTTAATCCGAACATCGATATTTTTTATACACCTAAGTTAGAAGTCGATACGTCATTAACTGTTCCTATCATTTATCCAGAAACTGGTACTGACTATTATCTTGATCTAAATAATAATACCACGTCTCTTAAGATGAATGGTAATATGATCATCGACGATTATGCCGGTGTGACTGCTAAGAAAATAATATACTATAATGATGGCGCAAATTTAGACGATAGTGAATCAATTGTTTCTATAGAATTTACTTCTGGTGGAAATGTTGATAGTGCTGAAGCTATTCAGGGGTCTATTAATTTTGATAAAGCTGATATATCTGCAGATGGTGATATTCTTGCGGGAATATCTGTAAAGTCACCAATTTATTATCCAGAATCTGGTACAACATACTATTTAGATTTAGATAATGCTGGATCATCATTAAGGGCTGCCGGAAGTTTATGGTCTGAAGCTCTTTATGTAAAAGAAAGAATTTCTATTAATGGTGATTCTGAGATTACTACAACAGATGCTACACCAGCTACATTTAATATAGGATTATTAAGTTTTCCTGCTAGTGCTATGGTATTTACTGTTCATGTTGTTGCTAAACGAACAGACGCAGATGGCGAAGCAGCAGCATATAAATTTGAAGGATGTATTGATAATAATTCTGGTACTGTTGATTTTGTTACACCGGTGAGCAAAACAGTTATTGCAGAAGATACTGCTGCATGGGATGCAAATATTACTGTTAATGATGCTATTGACACGTTGGTATTAACATTAACAGGTGAAGCAGCTAAAACTATTGCATGGACATATAAAGTTGATACTTCTGTAGCATATTAAAAATGAAAGCAATTTATAAAAATATTCTAATTGAACAAGGTGCTACGTTTTCATCTACACTAAATGTAGTAGATCGAAATGGTGACCCTGTTGATTTAAGTACTTATGCTGTGAGAGGAACACTTGGTAAATCATATACCGATGCATCACCTATAGATTTTACTTGTGTAATTACTGATGCTGCAACCGGAGAAATTACGTTCTCATTAAACTCAGCAGAAACATTAGCATTAAATACATTTAATATTAATCGTTATGTCTATGATATTGAAATTTATAAAGACTCTGCAGAATCTGGCATAGAAGATATCACTCGAGTACAAGAAGGTATAGCTATAATAACACCTAATATATAAATAGAAACATGGCAAAACAAACTTTAAATATTGGTGCAGTGCCTAATGATGGTACCGGTGATTCATTGCGGGATGGAATGGATAAGGTCAATGATAATTTCGATGAATTATATTTAGTAAAACAAGATTTTATAGAATTGCTCGTCATCGATCCTTCAATAACCGGCTATACTGCACCTATCGGTACAGAAGGATATAATACAGAGTCACCACCAAAATTTTATAAGAAGGTCGGAGCAACAGATACTGATTGGGAACTAATTCTCACCTCAACAGATGGTGTATTTGTAGCCAACATAGAACTTGCTGATGCAACAGGTCAAGTTCTAGGTGACAATGTTCTAGGTCAAGTTGATGGAAGGTTAGCTATTGGTGATGGTGTTACCACTGGTGGAAATCAAATTGTAACTAAACATAACGATGGTGAAAAATTAACTATAGATGATTGGAATTGGACATTCTCTAGTGGGGTTGGAGTATTAGATACCTCACCAACACAATCAGCTACTGCGCTTAATATACCTGCTGTTGGATTTCCACAGAAAATAGATGATAATAAATTTGGATCTGAAACTCTGTGGACTAGTTTAACTATGCCAAATTCTGTAACAAGTATTGGAACCTATGCATTTTCCAATTGTAATGGACTTACTGGATCATTAACTATACCAAATTCTGTAACAACGATTGGAAGCTATGCATTTTATTATTGTACTGGACTTACTAGCTTATCAATTGGAAGTTCTGTAACAAGTATTGCAGAAGGTGCATTTGCCAGTTGTTCAGGATTTACTGGATCATTAACTATACCAAATTCTGTAACAAGTATTGGAAACTATGCATTTTCTTATTGTTCTGGATTTACTGGATCATTAACTATACCAAATTCTATAACAAGTATTTCAGACGGTGCATTTTATGGTTGTACTGGATTTACTGGATCATTAACTATACCAAATTCCGTAACAAGTATTGGAAGCAGTGCATTTTACAGTTGTACTGGATTTACTGGATCATTAACTATACCAAATTCCGTAACAAGTATTGGAAGCAATGCATTTAACTCTTGTACTGGATTTACTGGATCATTAACTATACCAAATTCTGTAACAACGATTGGAAACTATGCATTTTCTTATTGTACTGGATTTACTGGATCATTAACTATACCAAATTCTGTAACAAGTATTGCAGACGGTGCATTTGCCAGTTGTTTAGGATTTACTGGATCATTAACTATACCAAATTCCGTAACAAGTATTGGAAGCTATGCATTTTCTTATTGTTCTGGATTTACTGGATCATTAACTATACCAAATTCCGTAACAAGTATTGGAAACTATGTATTTTCTAATTGTTATGGATTTACTGGATCATTAACTATACCAAATTCTGTAACAAGTATTGGAAGCAGTGCATTTTATTATTGTTCTGGACTTACTACAGTTGATTGTTATATAACAAAAACAATTATAGATGCTGCAACAAATTGTTTTGTTAACACAGGTATCACAACACTTCATGCACAGTCATCTGATGGAACATGGTCTGCTGGTGCTGGGCAGACTATTGGAGGAAAAACAGGAATAACTGTAATTAAGGATTTATAATATGAAAGTAACACAAAACAATGAAGGTAGGTTTTATAAAGATGGTGAAAGATATGATATCATCAAAGAAAAAAACGATACACAATTACCATTTCAATATGCGAATGATAATGGATATATTCAATATAATAAATTTGTAAAACAACAAGAAAGATGGGTAGAACAAAGTGAGATATTAAAAGCTAAGAAGATAAGACAAATTGTTGATTTTTGTAACACTGAGTATATGTCAGATTTGATAACATCAGATGGTATCCCATTCAGAACACACATTGAGGCAATCATTGATGTTAAGACACTTGTTGAGATGCTTGCTCCCGAACAAACATTTATTGGTTATAAGTGTGCTGATGGTATATTTAGAGATATCACAAGAGAACAATTTGAGACAGCTCTAAATGAGGGTATTGCAAGAAAGGTAGCAGCATTTACTAAAAGAAAGATTCTAGTAGAAGCTGTTGAGAACGCAAATTCAATTCAAGAGCTTAATCAGATTCAATGGTAAGTATTCGTCAGTCATTATCTGCACCTACGCTTAGGTCTTTTAAGTCACTCATAAATCAAAATAAGGATTTTACTCTTCAATCTATACCTATTCCCGTCATTGCTTCTGCTGGTGGTGAATCAACTCAACAAGTAAATGATATACTTGAATATATTCAATTATCTCCAACTAGTTATAATAATTATCAGATCAATATTCTTACAAACGATTTTATATCATTTCCAACTTTTATTAGTGAAGACGAATCAATAGCTACGGTAGATTCCCAAGGGCAAGTAATAAAGGTATCAGATGGAACGACTAACATAATTGTAGAAGTTGACGGTTATCGTAAGAAGACTTCAGTGAATGTAGCTGAATCTACTCCAACCACTCAATTTCTATCTGGTTCTTTTGTTTCTGGTTCTTTAGGAAAAGACGCTTGTGATAATATAGATTCGAGAATTGCTGGAAAGACTCTATCCGCTAATGGTAGTATATACTCATCTCAAGATCATACGAATGATATATATACTCGTAATCCAGATGTATGGTGTTCTGATATAGACCTAACCTGTATTTCACCATCCAACTCCAATTCGAATAATAAGAAGGCTGGAACACTAGTCACCCCACGGCATGTTTTAGCTTCTGCACATTATACTTACGGAGTTGGAACAAAGGTTTATTTTGTTTCACAGGATGGAAATAACACTGTTTATGAAAGAACAGTTCTATCTAGAATCATTCATCCAGATTATAATCCTTACTATCCAGATTTGGTTATCTATTGTTTAGATCAGGATTTACCAGCAAACATTACCCCGTGTAAAGTTCTTCCATCCAATTACTCAAACTATATTGTAGAACTGGTGAAAGGTCGTGCTGCTGCATTGCGGTTGGATCAAGAAGAAAAAGCTTTGGTTGGTGATTTATATTCGATCTCAACTTTAGATCCTAAACGAATAGCATTCACTGCTCCAATTGATTCAAATAGACAAGAGTTTTATGAAGATATTATTTTATATGATTCCAGCAATCCAGCCTTCTTGATTCTTGATCTAGGTAATGGCCCAGAACTTGTTTTGCTTACAGTATGGACATATGGGGGTGGTGGATCAGGAACATTTGTCACTCCCTTTATATCCGATCTTAATCAAATGATTGCTGACTCAGATACTGCTGCTGGAAATGGTGGAACTGGATATACATTGACTGAGGCTGATTTATCTGGATTTACTGATTTTTCTTAATATAAATATATTTATGAAAACTATAATACCTGTGTCAGGCCTTCCTAGGTCTGGGTCTACATTATTGATGAATGTGCTAGCACAACATCCGCTTGTACATTCAACTGCAACCAGCGGTCTACATGAAATCATGTACCTATCAAAGGCGTATTTTAAGACCGATGAATTTCGTTCATTAACTAATCCTAATGATGGTGAGAATCTATGGTATGATTTTATGCGCGCGGGCTTAATTAATGCCAATAATAAAATTACAGATCGATCAATAATTGCCGATAAATGTAGATCATGGATTGGTAGTGCAGGATTATTCTTTAAATTATTTCCAAATGGTAAGATGATTGTTCCTATTCGTGATATTAGGGGTGTAATATCATCAATGGAAAAAAAATATCAAAAGCATCCCGAATTTCAACTTGAAATGAATCAACAGGATACTGCTGCAATTCAAACTGTTGAAGGTCGCGTACAGTTTTGGCTTCAACACCCACCAATTGGAATTGCTATACAACGTCTTCATGAATTGGTTCGATTATATAAAGATAAAGTTCATTTTGTACACATGGAAGATCTTATACAAGACCCTACTTCAACTATGCAAAATATTTGGAAGTATCTCGAAATAGATGGCCCAACTCATGATTTTAATAATATTGAGCAATATACTCATGAGCATGAACTAGGTTGGCCCTATGGTGATCATACTATTCGCTCAGATATTAAACCAGTAAAACCTGATTGGAATAATGTATTAGGACGCAATATATCAGAAGTTTTGAGGGAAAAGTTTGACTGGATAAATAATCTATAAATATATAAATAGATATATGGCAGCTCCATCAACTAGACAAGAATTACAAGAATATTGCTTAAGAGAATTAGGTGCACCCGTTCTTGAAATTAATATTGATCAAGATCAAATTGAAGATCGTACAGATCAAGCAATTCAGTTTTTTCAGAATTGGACTTCTGATTCTGTAATTCGTACATATAGAAAACATCAGGTTTCAGCTACTGACGTTAATAACAAATATATTGATGTTCCTGATTCAATGCTTTTTGTTAGACGTATTTTCCCAATGGGAGGTCAATTAACAGAAGGCGGATGGTTTTCTAGTAAATATCAAATGTTTGCAAATGATATCATATCCTTTGGCTGTATGGATTTGACTACATATGACATGACTCAACAGTATCTGTCTTTAGTCGATGAAAAGTTAGTTGGCAAACCTTCAATTAGATTTAATCGTCATATGAATCGTGTAATGATCGATTTAGAATGGGGTACAGATATAAAGGAAGGTGATTATGTAATTGTAGATGGTTATGAAACACTAGATCCAAATGCATATCCTGATGTATATAATGATGAATTTTTAAAAGAATATTTGACTGCATTACTCAAGAAGCAGTGGGGAACTAATCTTAAGAAATTCGAAGGTATGCAACTTCCAGGCGGTGTGACTATGAATGGTCAAGTTATCTATGAAGAAGCATTAACTGATTTGGAAAGATTAAAGGAAGAAGCAACTGAACGATTTTCTGAACCAGCAGATTTTTTTATTGGATAATATTATGCCAAGAAATTTATACTTTAGTGAAGGACACAGACCAGAGCAACGATTATATGAAGATTTAATAATCGAGGCTATAAAGATATATGGGATAGACATGTATTATCTACCCCGTAGTATAGTTTCCCGTGATACTATACTAAATGAAGAGGATGCTGCTCGCTTTGATGATGCATATGTTATCGAAATGTATGTTGAAAATGTTGATGGGTTTGAAGGTGAAGGTGTTCTACTTTCAAAGTTTGGTTTAGAACTACGTGATCAAGCAACCTTCATTGTGGCTAAACGAGAATGGGAAAATAGTGTAGGATCATATGAAAAGGGCGATTTAAAAACATTCCAGCCTTCCGAAGGGGATTTGATTTATGTTCCAATGTCTAAATCATTCTTTGAAATCAAATTAGTTGAAGCACAAAGACCGTTTTATCAATTACAAGATTTGCCAATTTATAGACTACAGGCTGAATTATTCGAATATAATGATCAAGTATTTGATACAGATATTGAAGACATTGATGATATTGAACGTAAATTTGCTAATGCCACAGTATTAACAATTGATTTAGATTCAAATGGTAATACATATGAGGTAGGAGAAAGAGTACAGCAGTATATCGATACATCTACATATGTTGAAGCTGAAGTGGGTGCTAAAGATGCAGATACTATCACAGTTGTTAATATAACAGCTTCAGATGATTCTGCATCATCATTTATAGTATCTTCTGAATTACCATTAGTTGGTTTAGATTCTGCTACATCATTAGATATTACAGTAGTTGATGATGATAGTTTTGTCAATGATGATGCGGCACAAAATCCCGAATTTGAAACAGAAGGTGATACTATTATAGACTTCACTGAGAATAATCCGTGGGGAGAAGTATAATGTTAGGCGATTATTTTTATCACGCAACTACTCGTAAATTAATATCTGTATTCGGTACACTATTTAATGATATTGAAATACAGAAAAAAGATACGAATGGTAAAGTATTAAATACTATTAGAGTACCTTTAGCATATGGCCCGAAGGAAAAGTTTTTAGCACGATTAGATCAACAATCTGATATATCCGAAAATCAAATTGCTATAAAATTACCACGCTTATCATTTGAAATTACAGGATTTTCATATGATAGTAATACCAAACAGAATAAGTATAACAGAATTGCACATACAAATACTGCTGGCACTAATAGGGCTAATATTAGAACATATGCACCATACCGTTTAAATATTGATTTAAACATTTTGGCAAATAAATCAGATGATGCACTTCAGATATTAGAGCAAATCGTACCGTATTTTCAGCCTGATTATAATGTTACAATTAAAAGCTTAGGCGATTTAGACAATGTGAAAGATGATGTATCAATCACCCTGCAGAGTGTTAGCCCAGCTGAAGAATATGAAGGTGATTTCCTTTCACGGAAAGCTGTGTTATATACATTAGGATTTGAGTTAAAGGCTCGTTATTATGGTCCAGTAACTAATACTGCTCAAATCAAAACAGCCATTGTTAATTTTAACGATACAGATTCATTAGAAACTATGAAAACTCTTACACACACAGTTATACCTGTGCAGGCTGAGGCGAGTGCTGTAATTAATAGCAGCGTAATTGAATCTATTAATATTACTGAAGAAGGTGCAGGGTATACGTCTGTGCCTAATGTAACTATTACTGGTGACGGTGTAGGTGCAACCGCTGTTGCAACTCTTGATGATTCGCAGGTCGTTTCTATAGAAGTTACAGATGGAGGATCTGGATATAGCACCGCAACTGTGACTATTGATGCACCACCTAGTAATGTAGATGATACTATATTCGTATACCATGATTATTTAAATGATGATGAATGATAAAAGAGAAGATATTTTAGAAAAACTAAATGCTGGATTAAATAAACATCAAAAAGATGTCAAACATGATAAGTTGGGTTTAACCGATGATCAACGAGATATTGAAGATGATTATGAATTTTCCCGTAAAACATATAAGCAACTAATAAATGATTCAACCTCAGCTTTAGCTACGCTAATTGCTTTAGCTGAAGATGCTGAACATCCTCGAGCGTTTGAGGTATTATCTAACATGTTAAAGAACACTGCCGATATTACTGATCGTCTAATGGATCTTCAACAAAAGAAAAAGAACATTAATACAGATGATAATTCGCAAGGGCCTGCTTCAAACGGAAATGGTGGATTGTTAATGACAACTGCAGATCTGCAGAAAATGTTATTGAAAAGTCTAAAGGATGACACAGAGAAGTGATAGTTATCTTGGCAATATTTTAGTTAAGCGTGACGGTGTACAACATCAATTTACACCCCATGAGTTAATTGAATATAAGAGATGCTTAATGTCGTGTGAGTACTTTGCACGTAATTACATTAAGATTGTTGATTTGGATGAAGGGCTTGTTAAATTCAATTTATATCCATATCAAGCTAAGATGTTTAAACACTTCGAAGATAATCGATTTAATATCGTATTAGCTTGTCGGCAGTCAGGAAAATCAATTACATCTGTAGTTTACATTTTACATTATGCGATATTTAATCCCGATAAAACTGTTGCAGTGCTAGCTAATAAAGGCGATACTGCAAGGGAAATGTTAAGCCGCATTACTTTGGCACTAGAAAATTTACCTTTCTTCTTACAACCCGGATGTAAGGCTCTCAATAAAGGTTCAATTCATTTTTCAAATAATTCAAAAATTATAGCTCGATCAACTTCCGCTTCATCAATTCGTGGTATGAGTATCAATTTACTTTTCCTTGATGAATTTGCGTTTGTTGATAATGATGAAGTGTTTTATACGTCAACATATCCGGTTGTTACTAAGGGTAAAAATACGAAGGTTATTATTACATCTACTGCGAATGGTGTAGGTAATGTATTCTACAGATTGTATCAGGGTGCTGTGCAAAAAACTAATTCGTATGTTCCCTTTAGAGTTGATTGGTGGGATGTACCAGGCCGTGATGAAGCATGGAAAAAAGAAACAATTGCTAATACGTCCCAATTACAATTCGATCAGGAATATGGAAATTCATTTTTATCTAGAGGTACTACTCTTATATCATCCGATAAGTTATTAGCTTTACAGGCGCAGAATCCTATTTCTATTCATAATAACGTTAATATCTATTATAAGCCAGAAGAAAATCATCAATATGTTATGACAGTTGATGTATGCAAAGGTCGTGGACAGGATTATTCTACATTTATGATTATCGATGTTACTGGGGATGTCATGAAGATATGTGCAGTCTATAGAGATAATCTCATTTCGCCTTTGTTGTTCCCTGATATCATATATCGATACGCAAATTTATATAATGAGGCATATTTGGTTATAGAATCTAATGATCAGGGTGTTGTTGTGTGTAATGCTATATACTATGAGTATGAATATGAGAATATGTTCGTAGAATCATTTATTAAGGCCGGTTCAATTGGTCTTAATATGAATAAAAGGGTGAAACGAATTGGCTGTTCAAATTTAAAAGATATAGTAGAACAGAGCAAATTAGAAATACTTGATGCTGAAATAATTAGAGAGCTTAGTACATTCGAAGCAAAAGGAACTTCATTTGAGGCATCGGCTGGAAATCATGATGATTTAGTTATGGCTCTAGTTATATTTGCATGGTTTGTAGCATCTGATATATTTTCAGAAATATCAAATGTAGAATTCAAGGATATGTTATATAATGAAAAGCTAAAATTAATTGAAGATGATTTACCACCTGCTGGATTTCTTGGTGGTGAAGAGGATAATAATTATATTATAGCAGATGGATTGGTTTGGCAAGAGGTCGGCTAAAATGCATATATTTATAAATAATATTATTGAAATAAAGTCGTATTATGCTAAAAATCTTATAATTACATAAAAAAGGAATATCTATGTGTGCATTTCAAGTTTCACCTGGCGTTCAGGTCGTTGAAAAAGACCTAACGAATATCATCCCAGCCGTAGCTACATCAATTGGTGGTATGGTTGGATATTTCAACTGGGGTCCAGTTGAAGATTTAACTTTAATTTCGTCTGAAAAGGACTTGGTTAACCTATTCGGTAAGCCTGACTCCTTTACTGCGGAATCATTTTTTATCGCATCATCATTCTTAAAGTATGGTAATGCACTTAAAGTTCTTCGTGCTACAAATACTGCACTGAAGAATGCTGTGGATAGTGGTACTGCACCATTAATTAAGAATTCTGATGCATGGGAAATTTTTGGAACAAAGAGTTCATTTGATTGGATTGCTAAATATCCAGGCGCATTAGGAAATTCCCTTGATGTAGTTGTATATGACCCAACTGAGTTTGCAAGCCCAACAACCGGCGATACTGATTTTACTTCATTGTTTGATTCGGCACCCGATTCAGATGAAGTACATATCGTTGTAGTTGATCGTGGTGGTGCAATTACCGGTACTGAAGATACTGTATTAGAAACGTTCGAGTATGTTTCTACAGTAAGTGGTACAAAAAAGGCTGATGGATCTACAAATTATCTCCCAGAAGTAATTGAGCGTTATTCATCATATATTTACTTAGGTACTGCAAGTGAAGATTCGAATGGAAATGTTGTACCTACTGCTGGAACATATGTTTTAGCATCGGGTGTAGATGCATCCACAATTACTGAAGGTGATATTACTGCTGGATTAGATTTACTAAATAATTCAGAAACAGTTGATATCAATTTACTCTTTACCATTGCTGATGCTGATGCGAGTGATGTCTTGGCTGAAAAGGTAATTGAAGTAGCAGAAGATCGTAAGGACATTGTGGGATTTGTTTCACCTCCAACTGAAGACACAGTTAATATTGCTACTGCTACTGCTGTGACGAATGTAGTTGGATTTGCAAATGGATTAACATCTTCTTCTTATGTAGTTATTGATTCAACCGCGCTGTATGTATACGATAAATATAACGACGTATATCGTTGGATTCCAGCGTGTGGTCATGTTGCAGGTCTCTGTGCTAATACGGATGATGTTGCAGATCCATGGTATTCACCAGCAGGATTTAATCGTGGTAATCTACGTAGTGTTGTTAAATTAGCACTTACACCTAATAAGACATATAGGGATTCTCTATATAAAGCTAAGGTTAATCCTATCGTAACATTCCCAGGTGAGGGTATTGTTCTTTATGGTGATAAGACTGGATTATCAAAACCAAGTGCGTTTGATCGAATTAATGTTCGCCGTCTATTCATTGTTCTTGAAAAGGCAATTTCAACTGCTGCAAAATATCAATTATTCGAATTCAATGACGCTTTCACCCAAGCACAATTCCGTAATATGGTAGAACCATTCTTACGTGAAGTACAAGGACGTCGTGGTATCACTGATTTCTACGTAGTATGCGATGAAACAAATAATACCGGCGATGTGGTTGACCGGAACGAATTTGTAGCTGATATCTATATTAAGCCTGCACGTTCAATTAATTACATTACGCTTAATTTCATTGCAACTCGTACAGATGTGGCTTTTTCTGAAATCATTGGCCAAAACGTATAAATAATATAAAGGAAAACTATTATGGCAAGTATTAATGATTTTAAAGCACGCTTAACAGGTGGAGGGGCACGCCCCAACCTTTTCAGGGTAATTTGTAACTTTCCAGCATTAGCTGGTGTGGGAGGTGGTCTTTCTGAAAAAGCCTCATTCTTAGTAAAAGGTGCACAGTTACCTTCTTCTATTATTGCACCTATTACCGTGCCGTATCGTGGTCGACAGGCGCAATTCGCTGGAGATCGGACATTCGAACCTTGGACTATTACTGTTCTTAATGATACTACTTTCGATGTAAGGAATGCGTTCGAAAAATGGTCTAATGCAATCAATAATCATACAACTAATGGTGGATCATCTGAACCGGTTGATTACGAAGCTGATATGATTGTTGAACAACTGGATAAGGCTGAGAATGTAATTAAGAGATATAATATTCAAGGCACTTGGCCAAGTAATGTTGGTCCAATTGAATTAAGTTCTGATACTGAAAACACTATTGAAGAGTTTACTGTTGAACTACAAGTAACTCTTTGGGAATCAGAAGGAACTACTACCTAATTTAATACGGGGGAGGTATTCTCCCCCATTTTTTTCTTATGGCATATTTAGATAATGGAATAAACTTATTTGGTTTAGAAATTAAGAGAAAAGACTCTAAATCAATTGCTGAAAAAAATGCAGAGTCCTTCGTTCTTCCTACAGATGAAGAAGGTACTACTACAATCATCGCTGGAGGCTGTTATGGCCACTATGTAGATATTCACGGTGATAAATTTGAAGATGACAATAAGATGATCATTAAGTATCGTCAAATTGCTGAACACCCTGAAGTTGAACAAGCAATTGAAGATATTGTTAATGAAGCAATTGTATTTGATGACGATATTAATGCGCCTGTTTCTTTAAATACGAGTAATTTAGATCAACCTGATAATATTAAAAAGGCTTTACAAGAAGAATTTGAAAAATGTATTACTTTACTTAATTTCAATTTCAATGGGTTTGATATTTTCCGCCGTTGGTATATTGATGGAAGAATTTATTTTCATGTAGTTATAGATAAGAAAAAGCCTAAGAATGGCATACTGCAACTTAGACCAATTGATCCTTTAAATATACGAAAAGTTCGAGAAGTTGAAAAAGAGAAGGATCCAAAAACTGGTGTAGATATTATTAAGGAAATAAAGGAGTACTTTGTATATACACCCTATAACGGATCTTCTTCACAATCAGGAGGTGAAATTGAAGGTATAAAAATCAGTCCAGATGCTATTATATATGCACCATCTGGATATAGTGATTATACACGCCGGAGGGTCTTATCACCATTACATAAAGCTATTAAACCTGTTAATCAGCTGAGGCTAATGGAAGAAGCACTTGTAATCTATAGATTAGCTCGTGCACCTGAACGTAGAATATTTTATATTGATACAGGATCTTTACCAAAGGGTAAGTCTGAAGCATATGTGCAAAGTATCATGAATAAGTATAAGAATAAGCTTACTTATGATGCGGTCACTGGTGAAATTAAAGATGAAGTTAAGCACATGTCTATGCAGGAAGACTATTGGCTTCCTAGGCGTGAAGGTGGTAGAGGTACCGAAATTGATACGCTAAGTGGTGGCGAAAACCTCGGTCAAATTGAAGATGTTGAATTCTTTAAAAAGAAATTGGCTCGAGCGCTAAATGTTCCTTTATCGCGTTTAGAACCAGAATCACAGTTCACATTGGGTAGAGCCAATGAAATTAATAGAGACGAGTTGAAGTTTCAAAAGTTTGTTAATAAACTAAGAAAGAAATTTTCTGTAATGTTTATTGATGCTTTAAAAACCCAATTAATTCTTAAAGGTATTATTAATAGCACAGAATGGCCCGCAATTAGAGAGCAAATATCTGTTGATTATCAACGTGATTCATATTTTTCTGAATTAAAAGAGTCTGAAATATTAGCCGAACGTATTAGAATCCTTCAGGATATGGAACAATATATTGGTGATTTCTATTCAAAATCTTGGATTAAGCGAAACGTATTACGGATGTCAGATGAAGATATTGATAATATGAAGAAAGAAATAGAGGAAGAAAAGAAAGCCGGTGAATACGAAGACGAGGACGAAGATGTTTAAATGTAAAAACGCAAAATTATAAATAAAGGTATTATGGAAAAGATAAAAGAATTAATTAACTTAATACGTGCAGGAAACAAAGCTTCTGCAAATTCTGTTTTTTCCGATGTTATGTCTGAAAAAGTTTCAGATGCTTTGGAACAAGAAAAAGTAAGAGTAGCAGGAAAAATTTATAATAAATGAAACTAATTACAGAAACAACATTTAATAGCGATCTTCAATGTATTAAAGAAGCCAAGTCTGGTAACGTGATCATTGAAGGTGTGTTTATGCAAGCTGAAAAATGTAATCGTAATGGAAGAATTTATAGAGCAGATGTACTTAAAAACGCAGTTAAAAAGTACGTCACTGAACAAGTTAATACTGGTCGAGCAGTCGGTGAGTTAAATCATCCATCTGGTCCAGGAATTAACTTAGATAAAGTTTCACATCGTATTACTGAGCTCAAGTGGCAAGGTAATAATGTGATCGGGAAAGCACTCATTCTCGACACACCTATGGGTAAAATTGTAAAAGGTTTGGTTGAAGGTGGCGTCAAATTGGGTGTTTCTAGTCGTGGTATGGGAAGTCTGGAACAAAGTGAAGGCAATACATATGTCGGTTCTGATTTCGTTCTAAATACTGTTGATATTGTACAGGATCCTTCGGCTCCTGATGCATTTGTTAATGGTATTATGGAAGGAGTTGAGTGGGTATATGATAATGGCTTGCTTAAGGCCCAGCAAATTGAAGAGTATGAGACTGAAATAAAGAAAACCTCTAGCAAAAATCTTAATGAGGCTAAGCTTAAGGTATTCAGAGATTTCCTCTCTAAAAATGTGTCTTAACTATCTAAAAAGGAAATAAATGAGTAAAGAACTTCTAGACTTAATTGAAGATATTACTACAGAAGACCTTCAAGATGAAATCCTTGATGAAGATACTGATATTGAGGAAGAATCTGAGGATCAGTCAGATGAGCGCATTGATGAAGCCAAGAAAAAGATGAAGGAAGAAGACGACGAAGATTCTGAAGAATATTCTGATTCCGACGAAGACGACGAAGTTAAAGAAGCTAAAGAGGACGACGAAGAAGATGAGTTGGACGAAGAAGCTGATGAAGACGACGACGAGGATGAGGAAGATGAAGAAAAGAAAGAATCCGTTACTCCTCGTACCAAAGCTGGCTTGATTAATGCTGTTTATCAACATTTGTCACAAATGGCAACTAAAGAAGATCTAACTGCTGCCTATAATAAACTTATGGGTATTAGTGAAGAAGCTGAAGAGGCTGAAGAAGAAACCAACGAAGTAATTGAATCATCTAAAGAAGAACTTGAAGCTTTAATGGAAGCTCAAGAATCTATGGATGAGGAATTCCGTGGTGAAGCTTTAAAAATCTTCGAAGCAGCAGTTAAAAAACAGGTTGAAGAAAAAGTAAACGAATCTACTAAGGAAACTATCGAAAACTTAGAAGAATCCTTCGAGCAACGCGTAGAAGAAGGTGTTGATTCAGCAGCAGCAGAATTGGTTGAAAAGATCGATTCATATTTAAGTTACACCATTCAAAATTGGATTAACGAAAATAATGTTGCTATTGAAAATGGCCTTCGTACAGAAATTGCAGAAGACTTCATGACAGGTTTACGTAATCTATTCGAAGAAAATTATATCTCAGTTCCGGAAGGAAAGGAAGATATGGTTGAATCGTTGTCTGACGAAGTAGATAAGTTGGAAGAAGATCTAACTAAGCAAACTGAGAATAATATTGCACTTAATGAAGAGCTTGCTGTTCTAAAGCGCGAAAAGGTTCTTAACACTGTTGCTGAAGATCTAACTCTTTCTGAAACCAATCGCTTAACTTCTCTTGTCGAAGATGTTGAGTTTGAAGATGCAGAATCTTTCGAAACAAAGGTTCGCGCAATTAAGGAATCATATTTCAATGATTCACGCGATAATGATACACTTAATGATGATGCTGATGGAATCGATGAAGTCCATGAGTTGAGTCCTGAAATTGCTGCTATTGCTAATGCAATTTCTACAATCAAAAAACATTCCTAATAGGAGATTATAACTATTATGTTTAATTCAGAAAAATATGCTAAAAAGTGGGAACCAATCTTGGAACATGCTGATCTTCCAGAGATTAAGGATTCTTACCGTAAGGCCGTAACTACTGTTGTTCTTGAACAGCAACAAAAAGCTCTTAAGGAAGAGCGTTCACAAGCTGGTTTCCTTAGTGAAGCTTCCGAAGCTAGCACACAAACTGGTGGAGTAGCTAACTGGGATCCAGTACTTATTAGCTTAGTACGTCGTACTGTGCCTAATATGATTGCTTATGACATTGTTGGTGTACAGCCAATGAATGGTCCTACTGGTCTTGTGTTTGCTATGAAGAGCAAGTACACAAATCAAGCTGGTGCAGAAGCTCTCTTCAATGAAGCTGACACTGACTTCTCTGGTACAGGCACTCACGGTGGTGATTCTTCTTCACTTCCAACTAACACTGAACATGGTGGAACTGGTGTAACTGGTGACTCTAATGCTGATGGTGTTGCCGATGATTTCGGTATCGGTGCAGGTTTCGCAACTGCTGATGGTGAAGTACTTAATACTGACGCATCCGGCGCAGGTTCAATTGCTGAAATGGCATTCACCATTGAAAAGGCAACTGTAACTGCTAAGACTCGTGCGCTTAAGGCAGGTTACACTATGGAACTTGCACAAGACCTTAAGGCTATCCATGGTTTAGATGCAGAAACAGAATTGGCTAACATTCTTTCAACAGAAATTCTTGCTGAACAGAATCGTGAAGTAGTTCGTAACGTTAATGTTAAGGCTAAGCTTGGTTGTCAACAAGCTAATATCACAACTGCTGGTACTTTCGACTTGAATGCTGATGCAGATGGTCGTTGGAGTGTTGAACGCTACAAGGGAATGCTTGTACAGCTTGAACGTGAAGCTAATACAATTGCTAAGCAAACACGTCGTGGTAAGGGTAACTTTGTTATCTGTTCTTCTGACGTAGCTGCAGCACTTTCAGCTTCTGGAATGCTTGACCACGCACCTGCATTATCAACACAACTAAATGTTGATGATACTGGAAATACCTTCGCTGGTGTTCTTAATGGTCGTACCAAGGTCTTCATTGACCCATACGCAACCGTTGACTATGTCACTGTTGGTTATCGTGGAAACAATCCTTACGATGCTGGTTTATTCTATTGCCCATACGTACCACTAACTATGGTTAAGGCTATCGGTGAGGAAGACTTCCAACCTCGTATCGGATTCAAGACTCGTTATGGTCTTGTTGCAAATCCATTTGTTGGATCTACTCCAGATTCTGACGCTGGTTCAAATCGTAGTAATCCTTACTATCGCATTTTCGCAGTTTCCAACATCTTGTAATCTAATTACAGATAATTATTTCAAGGGAGTCCTTCGGGACTCCCTTTTTGTTTATAATTTTTCGGGTTTAAACATGAACATGATTTAAGTATAAATAATATTATGAATTATTATAATAACAGGATCTATTCTTTGGACAATTTTATTATTCGGTGCACTGGGTGAATTGGTTGAATATATTATAAGGAAAATAAAATATGATTAGATTTAGAAAACGAGATATTGGGTGTTGGAGAGAAGCAGATTCTAATACTGTAGATAAGACTCCAATAGAATTCAAAAATGAAGAAGAATTGTTTAATTATATCAAAAGAGAACAGCCTTGGACAGATAATGACGAATATCCATTACAAGTTTCTGACTCTTGTGTAGTAGGTTGGACAGTCTTGGGATTTTTGGTGGACGAAAATAATGAAATATTGTAGGATTGGAAATTTTTTATATAATAATCCTCCCATTAATGTTGACAGTGTATGAGAAGATTCATTCTATTTGGTCAGAGAACGAGCTGAGAGATGTTTACAATACAATGGATAGAATCGTATATATGATTGTGGAAATACAGTATATGGATATATATAAATAGAGATATGGCAGAACTAACTGAAAATAAAAACTATTTAGCCCCAGGTGCATTTAAACTAACACTTGATTCAAGCAGATTTGCTAATACCGAATATTTCTCAACTACATGGAATCATCCTAATATATCAATGGGATCGGTAGCAGCTCCATATAAAAAGTTTCAAAATTTCGAACCAGGTGATCGATTAGAATTTGGCACACTTGAATTCCAATTCAATGTTGATGAAAACATAGAGAATTATAAAGAGATGTATGATTGGATGATATATAATAGAGATAATATCGTCCCAATTAAAATTGATGCCATTGTACATGTCATGTCTTCTCATAATAATGTAATTGCGCAAATAAAATATGTAGATGCATTTCCTATATCATTAGGTGCATTGGCATTTGATGCGTCGTTAACAGATGTTGAATATATCAAATGTGACATGTCACTTCAATATTCATACTTTGAATTCCTATAAATAGTATTATATTATGAAATTAGATGATGTATTAAGCGAATGGAAAAAAGATTCAGTTATCCAAAAAATGGATTTGGATGAATCGAGTAGAAACACACCAATTCTACACGCAAAGTATTTAGAAATGCTTATGTCTGCTAAACTTAAGTTAAAGAGGAAGCAGCAAGAACAAAAAGTATTATTGCGCGATAAGTGGATGCACTTTTCGGGAAAACTTGCTAAGGATGAAATAGATGATCATGGTTGGGATTATGATCCATTTAATGGTGCGACTGTACTAAAGTCGGATTATTCATATTACTTCGAAGCTGATCCAGATTTACAGAAAAATGATGCGTCAATTACATATTGGAAAACCATGGTTGAAACATTACAAGAGATTGTCGACAATTTGAAGTGGCGACATCAGACAATTAAGAATATGATTGAATGGCATCGCTTTACGTCGGGTGCATAATGGAAAAGGTGACTATAACTCGAGTTAATGCTGTCGACATTCAAGTCGAATGTGATGATGGCATTGCAATGGAGCTATCAGAGTACTTCACGTTTAAAGTTCCCGGCTATCAATTTATGCCAACCTATCGTAATAAGCTTTGGGATGGTAACGTACGTTTGTTCAATAGACGTAGTAACACAATATATGCAGGATTAACTCGTTATATTGAAAACTTTTGTGAACAAAGAAAGTATAAGTTCATTAATAAAGATGATTCCACAAAGTATGTTGCATCATATATTGATAAACTAATTAAGAAAATTCCTCTTACATCTGGAACAAAAGATATTACCCCTAGAGATTATCAATTAGAAGCTGTTAAACACGCTGTAACACATACTAACTCGTTGCTATTAAGTCCCACCGCATCTGGTAAATCACTTATAATCTACATTCTTATAAGATGGTTTCTTTTAATGTCACAAAAGAATATCTTATTGATTGTTCCAACCACATCTCTTGTTGAACAGATGTATACAGACTTTGAAGATTATTCGCAAAAAGACTCTTCATTTAATGTAGCCGATATGTGCCATAGAATTTATTCAGGTAAAGATAAATCTGGTTATGATCAACGTATTACTATTACAACATGGCAATCTATATATAAGTTACCAAAGGCTTGGTTTAAAAATTTTGGTATGGTCATTGGTGATGAAGCACATACATTCAAAGCAAAATCACTAACATCCATTATGGAAAAGTTGGTTAATGCTTATGTTCGAATTGGCACAACCGGGACGATAGATGATACACAAACGCATCGATTAGTATTGGAAGGTGTATTTGGACCTGTACATAAAGTAACTACTACAAAGAAGTTAATGGATAACAATGATTTAGCTCAATTATCAATTGATGTTATACTGCTTAAGCATTCAGAAGAAAATAGGAAGAAATGTAAAAAGCTGTCATACCAAGAAGAATTGGATCTAATTGTTAGTCATGAAAAAAGAAATAACTTTATAAAGAATCTAGCTTTAACTCAACAGGGGAATACACTTATATTATTCAATTATGTTGATAAGCATGGTGTACCTTTATATAATGCCATTAAAGAAAAAGCTGCAGATAATAGAAAGATTTTCTATGTTTCAGGGAAAGTCCCTACAAAGGAAAGAGAAATAATTCGAGCTATTACAGAGAAAGAAACCAATGCTATCATTGTAGCTTCAAGTCAATGCTTTAGTACAGGTATAAATATTAAAAATCTCCATATTATCATATTTGCTGCTCCATCTAAATCACAGATAAGAATATTACAATCTATTGGTAGAGGTTTAAGAAAGGCTGATAACAATAAAGATACTAAAGTATATGATATAGCTGATGATATGGTATGGAAATCTAAAAAGAACTACACTATTAAACATGCTATGGAACGAATTAAAATCTATACTAAAGAATTATTTAAGTTTAAAATACATGAACTTCAATTCTAGCCTGTATATACTAGCCTTCCTTAGTGGTTTCCTTAGAATATTATAACAAAATAGTAACCGATTGTACAGGAAAAAATGCATAAGTTTATGGTGTACAAATCCTTACAAATAGTATAATATAGTATTATGACAACTAAAAAGAAAGTAGCTAAAAAGCGTACTCAGAGAGCACCAGAGCATTATGTCAATAACAAGGAGTTTTCCCAAGCTGTTATGGATTATGTCAATGAAGCTAATAAGGCAAAGGAAGAAAAAAGAGAAGTACCGATTGTAACTGATTACATTGGTAGATGTTTCCTTCGTATTGCCGAAGGCTTGTCACATAAACCTAACTTTATAGGTTATACTTACCGAGAAGAAATGGTAATGGATGGTGTTGAAGATTGTATTAAACGCATAATGAATTATAATATTGAAGTTGCTACCCGCACAGGAACACCAAACGCATTTGCATATTTTACTCAAATGTGTTTCTTTGCGTTTCTTCGGAGAATTGCAAAGGAAAAGAAACAGCAAGACATTAGAATGGCTTATATTGAACATGCCGGTATAGATGATGTAATGTCAGAATTTGAAGGATCATCAGATAAAGCAATGAGAGGTATTGAACAGGGTGTTATTAATACAATTAAAAATCGTTTAGATAAAGTTCATAAAAAGGACGATGCCATTAAAGAGTTTAAGAAAAAGAAGAAAGAAGATAAGGGTGGTTTAACAACCTTCATGTAAATTCATATGAAATTAATCGTAATTACCGATACGCACGCAGGTGCACGTAACGCTTCTGATGTGTTCCTAACTTATTTTGCTAAATTCTATAAAGATGTATTCTTTCCATATTGTAAAGAACATGATATAAAACACATTTTACATCTAGGCGACTTTTATGATAATCGTAAGACCATCAATTTTAAAGCGCTACATCATAATCGTAAACACTTCTTAGAACCTATGAGGGAACTGGGAATGACAATGGATATCATTCCAGGAAATCATGATGTAGTATATAAATCAACTAATGAGCTGTGTTCTTTAAAGGAGCTATTAGGTCATTTTATGAATAATGTGAATATTGTAATGTCACCTAAAGTGGTTGATTACGATGGCTGTCCCATTGCGTTATTGCCATGGATTAATAAAGAGAATTATAAGCAGTCAATGGATTTCATTAATTCGTGTAAAGCATCCATTTTAGGCGGCCACTTGGAACTAGAAGGCTTTGACATTATGAAGGGTATGAAATCCCATGATGGTATGTCGAAAGATCTATTTAAGAAGTTCGAATATGTATGGTCGGGGCATTATCATACACGATCAGAACATGAAAATATTCACTATCTTGGTGCACCTTACGAAATGACATGGGTTGATTATAATGATCCTAAGTATTTTTATGTATTCGATACTGATACTAGAACATTAACGCCAATACGTAATCCATTAACAATTTTTCATAAAATCTATTATGACGATAAGAGAAATGATTATAGCAAATATGATTTATCACAAGTTGATGGAAAGTTTATAAAGGTTATTGTTTCAAATAAGAATGATCATTATGGATTTGATCAATTTATAAATGCTATACAAAACCGCCCTATTCATGAGGTGAAGATTATTGAAACATTTGATGAATTTATAGGTGATAATGTTAATGATGAGAAAATATCAATTGCAAATACATCCGATTTGTTAAATGATTATGTTGATGCAACTACGACCGATTTAAATAAAGATACTATTAAAGGTGAACTACAGTCTCTTTATAAAGAAGCTTTGACAATAGAATTAGAATAACATGCTAAAATTTAAAACTATTCGATGGAAGAATTTTCTATCAACTGGAAATTCATTTACAGAATTACAACTTAACAAAAGTGAATCAACACTTATTACCGGACATAATGGTAGCGGTAAATCAACACTGATTGACGCTTTATCATTTGGCCTATTTGGTAAACCACATCGTGGTATCAATAAGCCTCAATTAATTAATTCAATTAATAAAAAGCATATGCTGGTTGAATTAGAATTTGATATTGGCAGTAACGAGTATAAGATTGTTAGAGGCATGAAGCCCAATAAGTTTGAAATCTGGAAAGATGGGGTAATGCTTAATCAATCTGCGCATAATAGAGATTATCAAAAAATCCTTGAACAAAACATTCTTAAGTTAAATCACAAATCATTCCACCAAGTAGTTGTATTAGGCTCATCCTCATATATTCCATTTATGCAATTACCGGCTCATCACCGCCGCCTAGTAATTGAAGATCTTTTGGATATTAACATATTCACAAAAATGAATATGCTTTTAAAGGAAAAAATGGGCAAGCTTAAACAGGAGATATTAGATGTAGATTATAACATCTCAATTCTTAATGAAAAGGTTCGAATCCAAAGGAAGTATATTGAGGATTTAGAGGAAGTTGATAAGAATCAAGTTACAAAACATCAACGACAAGTAAAGCTATTAGAGAAAAAGATAAGTGAATTACAGGCCGAAAATGACAAGCTTACACTTAAACTTGATGAAGATATCATTAACAGAATAAATGAAAATAAACAGCAATGTGCTAAGGATGAAGCTTCACAGAGTGCTACTATTAGAACAATTCAAAATGATATGCAATCGTTGGTTAAGGAGGCTAAGTTCTATGAAGAAAATGATGATTGTCCAATATGTTCACAACGTATAACTAAAACACTTAAGAACAAAAAAGCTAAAGCCTGTAAGCATGATGCAAAAAAACTTCATAATGAATACACTCAATTAAAGGAAGAGCTTAAGGCTATTAAAGAAAAACATACATCTCTTGATGATCAATTACATAAGCTACATGAATTGAGCATTACGGTTCGAACTAATAACCACACAATATCTTCATTACAAGAGCAGATTAACGATCTACAAACCTCTACCGATAATACTAAATCAAAGAAGGACGTTAAAAAAGCTCAGAGTGAATTAGAAAGATTGACAAAAGATCTTAACATACAAAGAGATACACTTTTTGAATTTAAACAAGAGTCATTATATAATATGGCAATTGCTGAAATGCTTAAAGACTCTGGTATTAAGACAAAAGTCATTAAACAGTATTTGCCTATTATTAATAAGCTAGTGAATAACTACTTACAGGTGCTGGACTTCTTCGTATCATTCAATCTCGATGAAAGCTTTAATGAAGTTATTAAGTCCCGTCATAGAGAAGCATTCAATTATGCTTCATTCTCCGAAGGCGAGAAACAGAGAATTGATTTGGCTATTCTATTTGCATGGAGGCAGATCGCTCGAATGAAGAATTCAGTTGCAACAAACCTTTTAATCTTAGATGAAGTATTAGATGCAAGTTTAGATACTGATGGCGTAGATAACTTATTCTCAATTATACGATCATTTGATAAAGACACAAACCTATTCATTATATCACATAAGCAAGATGTTATTGATGGAACATTTAATGATAAGATTGTCTTTAAACAGGAAAAGAACTTCTCAAAATGTATAAAAAGCTAAGGGCAGGATTAATCCTGCCCCGCTTTGTAATAAGGAAATATTAATTGATCGCAATAATTCTGCCAAGGTATTCAGCAAAGATACGATTCTTTTTGAGTGATGAGGTAAAGTCGCCAAATACCTTTTTAATAGCACTTTTACTAGCATCTTCTGCAATATCATTCATTATAACTTCTTTGACATTATATTCACTAGCTGGTGCCATATAGATGAATTCATTATGATATTCTCTCTTCGATGAAACAAATCCATTTTTTCTATAGAATTTCATTTTCTTATTTATCACATCATTTTTATGGAAACCGTAATCATACCGTAAATTCTTTTTGGGATTCGTACGTCCAGCTAATAGATAGATTCCAATTATATTGGCATCAAGAATTTTTAAGGCCACATTGGTATTATATATCTTTGCTCTGTCAATTGTAATAAATTTTCCATCAATTTCACAGACATATTTACTTAACCAACTGCAACTTTTAGTTGTGGACAAACCAGAGCCTTCACCATCTGTCATGAAAATAACATTCATATTATCAATATTATATTGAGCCTTCATTCGCTCAATCAATCGATAAGACATAAATGTAGCATTTTCCAATGGTGTTCCACCTAAAGAATCGAACATAGAACCTGAAGAAAATACTATAGATTTTAACCACATTTCTGCCAATGCCCTTTTGTGTTCGGCTGCAGACATTCGATTTGAAGCTAGCTCAAAGAATTTTACATCTTCTGTTCTAACAGTGGTGTAACCAACGTTTAACCTCATTTTTTTCTCCCCGGAGCCCCACATTGATGTAAATCCATAAATTTCATATGGGATATTAATCAATCTACAAAAGGTTACTAAAGTATGCAATTGCTTAAGTAGGGCTGGCAGGGTCGAGGACATTGAACCTGAATAATCAATCATGATCATTACACCATGATTTTTGGCATCTGCTAAGCGAGTTACTGATGAAAAGATATCATCACTCATTTTATAGCGGTGAAGCTTATCTGCATTTAGT